CACAAAGATCGCAGTCTAAGGCCGTGTTGCCTCTATAATAGGTACATCTAAGACAAACACGCATGTCCATCAACTTTGAAGTGAAGAGTCAACTTGCTAAACTTCTTGCTATGGAAGATTTGGTGGTTGAGCATCGTCATGTTGAGACTGCAATGTTCAATGTACACACTCGGGTTCTGACACTTCCTATGTGGAAGAAAGCATCTGAGTGTGTTTTTGATATGTTGGTTGCTCATGAAGTTGGACATGCTCTCTTCACTCCTGATGAATGGGATTGGGATACTCCCAAACAGTTTGTCAATGTTGTAGAAGATGCTAGAATTGAGAAACTTATGAAACGCAAGTATGCAGGACTTGCTAAAACATTTTATCGTGGTTATGGAGAACTTTCTGAGGAAGATTTCTTTGCACTAGAGAATGAAGATATTCCTTCAATGAATCTTGCAGATCGTGCGAATCTTTACTTCAAGATTGGTAACTATGTAAATATTCCTGTTCACAATCCAGAAGAAAGTCGTTTGATCAAAGCAATTTCTGATTGCGAGACTTTTGCTGATGTTCTGGTTGTTGCCGAAGAACTATACAACTATTGTAAGAAAAAGCAAGAGGAAGACTTGAGTGAGGTCTCCCTTGCTCCTACTCAAGGATCTTCAAATTCTGCTGAGAATCAAAATACTTCTGATTCTAGTGATGGTGAACTAGACACAGAATCAACCGAGTCTTCTGAAGGTGAATCTGGTGAAGATTCTATGCCAGAGATTGCATCATCATCATCTGGTGGTGGATCTTCTAGTCTTGATGTAAAAACTGCAGAGAATCTTGAAGATTCTATCAGTGATCTTATTGATGATCGTGGAGCAGATAATCCATATAGTGAATTGACCTATTTAAATATTCCAGATTTGGATCTGAAAACAGTAATCTCATCTAATTCTGATATTCATAATCATATCGATACCTTTTGGTCTAACTATGAAACTGATGGTGGAGACCTAAACCATTTTGATTGGGCAGACACTTCATACTCAGACTTTAAAAAATCAGCACAGAAAGAAGTAAACTATCTTGTTAAAGAATTTGAATGCCGTAAGTCTGCTGCTGCATATGCTCGTGCCGCCGTATCCAAGACTGGTGTGCTTGATACATCTAAACTCCACACCTATAAGTACAATGAAGACATTTTCAAGAAAGTAACTGTTCTTCCTGATGGAAAGAATCATGGTCTTTTATTTGTTCTTGACTGGTCTGGTTCTATGGGAACCGTTATGCTTGATACTATGAAGCAATTGTTTAATCTAATTTGGTTCTGTCGTAAAGTATCAATTCCGTTTGATGTATATGCATTTACTAATGAGTTCAGATGTGGAGTTTACGATGATACAGGTAAACTAGTCTATCCAGAACCTCATTATGAAAAGGAAGATGGATTGCTTCTAGTTCCTGATGTCTTCTCGATGATGAATATTCTTACAAGTAATGTAAGTAATCGTATTCTTGATAAGCAAATGCACACTATGTTCCGAATTGCATTCGCACAAACTAAATACGTTGGATATCCGATTCCTATTCGTATGGGTCTATCTGGAACTCCTTTGAATGAAGCACTCATTTCTCTGCATAAAATTATTCCCAATTTCAAGAGACAATATTCTCTAGAAAAGGTACAGTGTATTGTTTTGACAGACGGTGAAGCAGCACCTTGTAGTCGTCATGTTGAGATTGATTATCCAAATCAGGAACTACGAATTGGAACTGCACGTCTTAATGCCAATTGTTATATTCGTGATCGTAAGATTGGTACAACTTACAAAGTTACTAACTATCATGAATCAGCATATGTTTCATTCACTAATTTGATGCTGACTAATCTTAAAGATACTTTTCCAAATACAAATTTTGTGGGTATTCGTGTTCTTTCAAAAGGTGAATCTGGATCTTTCATTCGTCTTCATGGAAGTTCTTGGGAGGAAATTGAAATTATGAAAACTATATGGAAGAAAGAACGTTGCGTTATGATTAAAAATTCTGGTTATGATACATATATCGGACTTGCTAGTTCTAATCTTGCTAGTCAAACAGACTTTGAAGTAGATGATGGTGCAACAAAGGCAAAGATTAAATCTGCTTTTGTCAAATCCCTTAAGACTAAAAAATCGAATAAGAAAGTTCTTAATGAGTTTGTTTCCTTAATCGCATGACTAACAGATCTTGTCCTTATTGTGGTAAATTTGACACACTCTGTGCTGATGTCACTAGTCTTTCTAGGGCATGGGCACGGAGTGCCTGTATGTTAAAACATAAAGGAGTACCACTTTCCAAACTGTCCTCTGATGGGCACAACCCTCCTGGTTCTATACTATAATAACTTCAGTTCAAAAGAAACACATGTCCATGTCTCCAGAATACGTTGTCACTTCACTTAAAGCATTATACGGTAACAATGTAACTTCTTCCGATATTCGTGCATGGTGTGCAATGAACGGATCTAACTACCAGACCGTATCTAGTAAATTGTCTGATCGTAAGGTTAGTCGTGGTAAGTGGAATCTTGAAGTGACAAACAAGAAAGTTGAAGAGATTGAACGCACATATGAAGCACCTGCTGCTATCCCTGCTACCGATCGGGAAGATATGAACCTTATTCCTATCAAGGATGATACTTTTGTCCCGTTCGGGAACTTCACTGACATTAAAAAAATTATCAAGTCTAATCTTTTTTATCCAACATTCATCACTGGTTTGTCAGGAAATGGTAAGACCTTCTCTGTAGAGCAAGCATGTGCTCAGTTGGGCAGAGAACTTATTCGTGTAAACATTACAATTGAAACTGATGAAGACGATCTTATTGGCGGTTTCCGTCTTGTCGATGGTAATACTGTATGGCACAATGGACCAGTTATTGAAGCCCTTGAGCGGGGAGCAGTGCTCCTACTTGACGAAATCGATCTCGCAAGTAACAAAATCCTCTGTCTGCAATCCATCCTAGAAGGTAAGGGTGTGTTTCTGAAGAAAGTTGGACGAAGAGTTGACCCTACGAGTGGATTCAATGTATTCGCAACTGCAAACACTAAAGGCAAGGGATCTGAGGATGGACGATTCATCGGAACTAATGTCCTCAATGAAGCATTCCTTGAAAGATTCCCTGTAACCTTTGAGCAGGCATATCCTTCCCCTACAAGTGAATCAAAGATTCTTTCTAAGGTTGCCGATACTCTTAATGTTACTGACGATAACTTCTTGTCTCGTTTAGTTGATTGGGCAGACATCATCCGTAAGACCTTCTATGATGGTGGTATTGATGAAGTTATCAGTACTCGTCGTCTAGTGCATATCGTTAATGCTTATAGCATCTTTGATAACAAGGAAAAAGCAATTGAGGTCTGCACTGCACGATTTGATGATGAGACTAAGCAGTCATTTATCGAACTTTATGACAAAATCGATGCTGACTTTGAAATGACATCTGATGATAGCATCAATACAATTGACAACACTACCAACTTCTGATATAATTTGGGAGGAATATTATGACTTCTTGGAGTTTTTTATACGACGAAATGTACGGATTTAGTGACGAAGAAATGAACTTCTTTAATAATGATGGTCGTCCTCTAGGAGACGACCGACCCATCTACGACGATAATGATGTTATCGATTTCGGAGATACCCTCAATATCAACATACCTGTTTCATCTATGAGTGAAGACCGAATTGACTTAAATCTTGATCAACTTTCAAACAATGGTTTTTGGAAGTATGAAGAGGATTTGACTATGAAGGAGGTTCGTGAGTACCTATCTCAAACTTACAATGCACACTACACATCTAAAGAATCTAAAACACAAACTTTAGATCTTATCGAAGCAATTGGTGATGCAGAACCATTCTGCCGATCAAATGCTATCAAATATCTTTCTCGTTTTGGTAAGAAGGGAGGAAAATCTAAACAAGATATTTTAAAAGCAATTCATTATTGCGTCCTTCTTTACCATTTCTCTGGTCTACACAAACAACCCAAAGGTGATTATGAAACTTTCTGATTCAACTGTTAATATTCTGAAAAACTTTTCTAATATTAATCAATCTCTTCTCTTCAAAGAAGGTAAGAAACTACGCACTATCAGTGTGATGAAAAACATTCTTGCCGAGGTTGAAGTAAATGAAGACTTCCCTAAAGACTTTGGTATCTATGATCTTAATCAGTTCCTTAATGGTCTAAGTCTTCACCAGAGTCCTGAACTTGATATTGAGAATGATTCTTACATGGTTATCCGTGAAGGTAAGATGAAATCCAAATACTTCTTTGCTGATCCAAATGTGATCATTACTCCTCCAGATAAGGATATTGTTCTGACATCTGAAGAGATTGCTTTCAATCTTAATACTCAGCAATTAGACAAACTCCTTAAGGCATCTGCTGTTTATCAACTTCCAGATCTATCTGTTGTTGGTGAGAATGGTGTTGTGAAACTAGTAGTATCTGACCGTAAGAATGATACTTCTAATGACTTCTCTATCATTGTCGGTGAGACAGAAAATATTTTTAGTTTCAACTTCAAAGTAGAAAACATCAAAATTCTTCCTGGTAGTTATCAAGTTTCTATCTCTAAGAAACTTCTTTCTAAGTTTGTCAACTCTGATAAAAACCTTACCTATTGGATTGCCCTAGAACCAGATTCTTCTTATGAAGACTAAGTTTGTTGAGATTATTGATGATTTTTTAGATAAGTCTTACTTTGACTATATCGCAAATAAAGTCATGTGCGATGATACCTTTCCATGGTATTACAGTGATGACTCTACTTACCATAGTTCTAAAAAATTCAGCATAAATGGAGATGAAAAATTTACTCAAGGTTTTTCTAATCTCCTTATCAATAATGATAAATCAACTTGTCCACTCGGAGATTTGATTTATCCCTTTGCTCTAAAGGTAAAGTCTTATCTCGGTGCAAGAGAAGTTCTGAGAGTCAGAGCAGATATGTGTATGCAAAATCCTGAAGGTGCTACTCATGGACCTCATGTGGATTATCCTGGACAATTTCATTACTCAGCAATTCTTTATATAAACCAAACCGATGGTAACACCCACATCTTTAATGAAAGGGATAGTGGAACTCAGGTTGATGGAGATAATATTAATTCTTTTACTATAAAGGAATCAATCGAACCAAAACCAAATCGTTTGGTTGTCTTTGATGGTCGATATATTCATAGTGGATGTTCACCAAGAGATCATAAATGCAGAAAACTTCTGAACTCAAACTACAAATAACTCCTGACGTTGCTTTACGGATAATCGGAAGTATTGGAGTTATCGTTGCATACTTTATTATTCTCCATGTCGATGTTTTGACTGGAGCTATATTAAATCTTGCTGCAGATACTATTTCAATTCCTTATTTTGTCCGTACAAAGTCCTGGGATGTGGTTATAATGATAGCATTCCTCCTGACAATCTCGATGTCAAAAATACTATGAACATCTTTGTAACTGATCCTAGTCCTTGGATGTCTGCTAGGGTTCTCCCCGATAAGCACATTGTCAAGATGCCCTTAGAGACTTGTCAGATGCTTGCTATTGTTTGTTCAGACAAATGGGGTCATAACTTTGGCACTCTTCCCAGAGCAGACGGTACTCCCTATGCTACTGAGAAGGGTGCCTTTCGTAATCATCCCTGCACCAAATGGGCAAATGAGTTTGTGACTAACTGGCAATGGTTGCTTGCTCATGGACTTGCTATGTGTGATGAGTATACTGCTCGTTATGGTAAGATCCATACTTGCCAGAAAACTCTTCTAGTGGCAAAGGAGATACTTCCTACAGCAGACCCTCAAGGTCGCAGTGGGAAGGGTCCAA